TTTTGTTGGTTCATCATAGCTTTCATCTTATCAAGATTGATTTTTTCTTGAGCTTGTTGTGCTGATACAAAATCATCCTTAGCTCTGATGTCTAATTCTCTTGCTTTTAGTTTAGCAATTGGATCATTTGCATATTCACCTAACATTTCTTGCTCTTCTTTAGCAAAATCTTCAAACATCTCTGCAATCAACACAGCTTTTCTAGCTTCTATCTGCATTGTTAGGCCCATGATCTGTTGTTGGATCATTGGGTCTTGTTGCATCTGTGGATTTTGTTGCATTTGTTGTTGAATCATTTGCATTTGCATAATTTGATCTTTAAATTCTACTTCAACTTGCTCTAACGCCATCAAACTAATGTGTTCAAAGATATTTTTCTGCATTGAAGCTGTTACCATTGGATTTCCTCTAGCCATTGAAGAAGACATAAAATTTAAATGAGCAGTAATGTGAGCTCTATGGTCTTGTCCTTTAAAAGCTTGGAAAGGTTTTCCTCCCAACGATTGAATTGCTTCTACAGCAGGATCCATCGGTGTCGGTTTTTGAGGTTGAACTAAAATAGTATCAATATTTTTTACACCCAGTGCTTCATACATTGCACGATACGCATTATACATGTTATGCATCTGCGGATTTGATTGTGCTAGTTGTAATTCAGCTTGAGCAATTGATATTCTTTGAGACTGAGAAAAAATATTAGGATCTGCTATAGGTAAGATATCTATCTTATCATCAAAGTCTTGTTGTTTGATTTGTCTAGTTCCTCCTACTACATCATAAGGGTATTCTGCAGGTAAATATGTTTTAAATATTCTACCTAACATTTTGAACTCATGTTTAAGACTCACATAAATTCTTTTATGAATCGCGGACATTGTTCTTGACCCTCTCTCCAGAAGCGCTACGGTCGTACCCACTGCGGCTTGCTGGTTCCCATCACCTACTTGAAGATCGGCAATAGACGCGAATCGCTGTCCAGCCGATACTACGACCCCCATTAACTGCAATAGAGTCTGAGAAGGTTCTTTAAATGGAAGAGCCATAAAGGCATCTTTTATATTTCCACCGGGAGCATCTACATCTCTAAATTCGCCTGGAGCAATCGCTTGCGCGTCATCTCTAATTCTAATTCCTCGCATCTTAAATCCTGCGGGTAAGTTAGATAAAGTTCCTGCATCAAGTAATGATCTAAGTGCTGCAGTTGCAGTTCTACTTAGTCCACCAATCATATGAATTAAACCAAAGCCATAAAATCCTAGGCCTGGTAAAAATTTAAAATGTACAAAATAAGAAATTTTTTTCTTTAACGGATCATTAGGTTCGAAGTTTCTTCTAATACTTAAAACTTCACGAGTGGCTTCTTCAATCGTTACAATGTAAGGAAGTTTAATTCCAGTTTCTTCACCTGCTGCATCTCTATCTTCAAAACCTTCTAGATCTAAATCTATATGACATTCTAAAATATTATAAACGTCTTCGTTTTGAGTTTTTTGTATTCCTTCTAACTCTCTTTCTTTTCTATCTAAATCAGATTCTGTGTCTGCAGGTTCCCCTAATTCTATGTCTCTATAGAAACCATTGACTTGTTGTTTTCTTAAATCGTTTTGAGAAGTTTTAATAACGTGAATAACTGCTGTTGCATCTTCTAAAGATGTTGCAGAATAAGGAACCACTAAATCTTCAGCAGGTACAAATTTTGAAACGGCTCTACCTAATAAATCATCATAGTAAACTTTTTTAAAAGCCGATCCTGCAAGAGGTAAATAAAATAACATCTGATCAAACTCAGGTTCATATTCTTTCATCTGGTCCATTAACTGCCAGTTCATATATTCTTTAACTCTCTCTGATTGCATTTCTTTTTCAGGAGTAGGCACACCGATAATTTGTGTTCTTACCGGTCCGTCGGCCGGGAGTAATTCTTTGTAAGCCAAGGCTTGAAATTGTGTAACCGCTTCTGCAAGAACAGGATGAGTTGCACCTGCTGCACCTGAAAAAGGTTCGGTTCTGTCTTCGTATTTAAATCCTAATAAATCTAATCCTGTAATATAAGTGTGTTCCCATTCTTTACGGGACTCTTTGTATTCCATGTAGTTTGCGTTTAGTTCTGAACCTAGAGGACCTAAAACATCCTCTGGTAGTAACTCTGCTAAGTTGTCAAAGTGGTTTTCACTTTGTGCTTGGTTAAAGGCTCCAGGTTCAAAATTAATTTCGACACCGCCATCAGCAGTCTCAGTAATTTCTGTATCACCTTCATCAGGTAATGATTCTCGAATCTCCTCAGTAACCTCGACTTGTTCCTCGGGCCCTGGTATTTCAACCGAAGTTCTAACTTCGTTTAATGTCTTGTCTATATCTGCCATTTATTTTCTCCAATCTTTCTGGTTTATCTTGTTTTGTTTCATTAATCAACCCTCTAGGATCAGGGCCACTTAATGGAGGTATTTGATTCCATTTAACATGGGGCATATTTTTAGTGAGTGTTGGGTTTTTTTTCATTACCAATAATACTTCTTTTTTCGTTTTGGTTGTATCTCATCCTTATAATCTTCGGGATGATCTAATAATCCACCCTGTCTGTATCTTAACAGAGCTTGGGTCATGGAGTCAACTAAATCATCGTGATCTCCATAAGGAAAAGCTGCACATTCTTCTACCATCTCTTGAGCATATTGTTTTTTCAAAGGAGCCCAAACTTGTCCTGACTCAAACATAGGAGAAACTGCATTAACTCTAGCAATCTTATCTTGACCTTTAGAAGGGGTATAATTCATTGCCGGGATTCCCATTTGTCTAAGTTCATACATTAAAGGTAGTCCTGAAGCTTTGGCTTCAATAATCACTGTTTCAGGATGCCAATAGTCATATTGTTCTTTGGCCACTCTCCTTAACTCTGGAAACTCTAATCTTGCTTTATAAGAATCTAATAATATTAATTGTCTTGGGGAGTCTTCATTGGGACGAAAAACACCCCAGGTCGTTATAGCACTATAGTCGGCAGTTTCTTTTTTTAAATAAGCAGTATCATAACTTTGAATAACATGTTCAATGTTTGGCATTTCATCGTGTTCCCAATCTTTCCACCACTCTCGTTTGATTAGAGCTCCTTCTTCAGATGTTGGATCCTGCATGTACTGTGCATTCCATTTCGCAATACCTGCTGAAGCCTTTACAGATTCAAGGTCCTCGATCTTCCAATATTCAGGCCAGACCGGTTTACCATTAGGTAAGATTGCTGGGAACTCTACTACCTCCCATTGATCTGCCTTCTCTTCCGATTGTGCGTTTACTAATCTTTGTGTTAAATCTTTTGTGCTCCATCTTGTCATAACCATGACAATGATTCCTCCGGGTTGAAGCCTTTGCCGCGGTCCACTGGTATACCACTCATATGCTTTCTCGAATGCATTAGGTGAGTTTACATCTTGCTCTGAATGAGGATCATCAATGATGAGTAGATCAGCACCTCTCCCGGTCACCGCACCTTGGACACCGACAGCAAAGTATTCACCACCATCGGATGTATTCCAACGGCCCGCTGCCTTAGAGTCTTCTTGCAATCTCGTTTTGAAAATATTTTGATAATCTTCGGAGTCAATTAAGTGCTTTGCTTTACGACCAAAGTTCACTGCAAGTTCTGCAGTGTGAGTTGCCTGAATAATCTTTAACTTAGGATTTTTTCCGATCATCCATGCAGGAAGAAAGAACGAAGCAAATTCAGATTTAGTATGCCGGGGGGGCATGTTTATAATTAAACGTTTTAATTCACCTGTTGCTAATCTATTGAATTTATCTGCTATGGTCGAATGATGGGACCCCTCTATAAAATCTGGCCACATGTGTTTTACAAAAGATAAAAAATCCGTACGGACTTTCTTCAATTGTTTTGCTTTACTTCGTTGAATAATCTGTATCTTTAACTTCCTTCTTTCAACAGGATCTTCAATTTTATTTATTTGTTCTACTGTTAGCATATGTTTCAATATGGGTGGTAAAGTATTATAACCGGAAAGCTGAGTAAATCAAACACTAAAGGGTAGACTTGGGACCCCTATAAATCAAGGGGTGAATCAATTAAAAGCAAACAGTTTGAGTTTGGATATAGTTCCTTTAGGGTCCCCTCTTAGGGTGGGACCCGCCCACATGCTCTTCTCTAAATACAACCTGAAGAGGTATGCAGTATCTGCATAGGGTAATGTAGGATAGGCCATGCAAATACTGCATGGCCATTCTTCCTTAACGAAGTCTATTTATTAATCTGTCTCTCGATCCTTTCTTCAATATTTTTTATTTGACTCACCATAAATTTATGTCGAGTGCTTATGTTTTTAATACCTCGGTTCGTGATTACTATTCTTAAACCCAAATGATTTTTGAATAGTTGTCGAAGAGCAGAGTCACTCGGATCTTGGTTAAAGTAAGCCTTGCCCCAAACAAAATCTAAAAACCTAGTTCTGAAAATAATTTCCTCGACAGTTTTTTCTGTGATTTCATTTACTCCAATAGCCATCATTAACCAACCTAGAGTGTCTGCTTGTTTTCTTTCATCATCTTTGAAAGTTTCCTCGTTGTACTTGTTCATCGCGTTGTAATGTACTTCTAACATTGTATTCCTTTCGTTAAGTTAATAATGAAGTATCTCATAATATCCTATATACGTCAACCCACTAAATTAATTAATATGACCTTTTAGTGCCTGTGGATAACTTTGGCACAAGATGTAGTAGGTCCTTTCTGAAGACAGTTAGATGAGGGAACAAACTAACTGCCTTCATATATATATGTGATTTTTTTCGTGATTTGTACCAAATTAATTTTTATTTTTTTTAGGGTGGGCCCCGCCCACATGCTCTTATCTATTTTTAGGGTGGGTCCCGCCCACATGCTCTTATCTATTTTTCTCGCTCTGGTTGTACACGTACCGAGGGCATAAATTCTCGGTACGTGGTTATAGCTTAACGACTATTTTTTAAACTGAAATTCTAATTGTTTATTTCTATTAAAACTTTCAGTAAGTTTTTTTTGCCTTGCGATTTTATTTTGATAATCAATCGCTTCAAAACTACCCATGATACCAAACACAGCAAGTAGTATGAAAGCAAACGCATAACCAAAAATAATCACGTACCAAATACTATCCATTATTTAACAGCTAGTTGTAGTAAATGATTAGGTACTGGCAAATCAATATTAACTGTCTTCATTTCTTTTTGAAGAGTTGAAACAGTTGAATTGATATCACTTCCAGTGTGCAAGATAATTTCACACGCTGATTTTTTATCTCTTAGATCATTATATACTTTATGATTAGACTTAACAAATTTATACGCCTCATCATAACAAGCGTTGTTAAGTTTTTCTATAAAGTATTGAGCGCCGTCTTCTCTCGCGTCGTAGCCGTCAAATGATCTTTCCCAACCACGCGCCTTGGCCATTCTCTCTAGCTTAGCTTCTATCTTGGCCATTTGATCTCGGACATCGGACAGTAGTTTATTCTCGGTCGCAATCTTGCTAACAACAAATGCTTTATATTTTTCATCAGCAATTTTTAACGTTTTAAGATCACCCTCA